ATTCTGTAGTCAAACTGAACAGCAGAAATATGTTATAGTGGCCGCTTATGGCGTTATACCTAAGAAAAACTATACAAGCGAACATAAAATGCTTGAGGTTTTTAATTACAATCCTGAAACAGTAGACGAGCAACCGAGCAGTAAAGATGCGATGTAAAGCGTGTGATGCACTTCTAACGGAATACGAAGCTACACGAAAAACGGTTATGACAGGTGAATATATAGACTTGTGCAATAATTGTTTTAAATACATACAAGAAGATGTAGAGGTTGTAGACCGCCCCGATTTAAGGCATCTACAGGATGAAGTAGAGTTGGATTATCACGATGATGAACAGGTTTGACATAGCGCACTTAGAAGCGGCTAACGTATATTCTAAGCTATCTACCGCCACTAGGGCAAAAGTTGGGTGTCTTATTGTTAAAGACAACCGGATAATTTCAATAGGTTATAACGGCACACCAAGCGGCTGGGATAACACTTGTGAGGATGAAAACAATGAAACTAAACCAGAAGTTTTACACGCCGAAACAAACGCAATCGCAAAGCTCGCTAGGTCAAATGAAAGCGGGGAAGGTGCTACTCTATATTGCACTCACAGTCCTTGCCTGTCTTGCAGTAAGCTCATTTATCAGTCAGGGATTGAACGAGTTGTTTACGAAACCAGTTATGCTGGCAGAGGAGGAACAGAATTTCTACTCAAGGCAGGTATTGTAGTGGAGGGCTTATACGATGCTATATCTTGATATAGAAACCAATATGGCACACACTAAAATATGGTGTTGTGTCTTGAAGGAAGATGACAAGTTTACCGTGTTCACCACTAGAGAAGGTTTGCAAGACCGTATAAATCAGGCAAGTCAAATAGCCGGACACAATATCATTGGCTTTGATGCGCCTGTTTTATACGATGTTTGGGATATTGAGATTCCACACGAGAAGTTGGTAGATACTTTATTACTTTCCAGAATGGCATTACCGGAGCGCAAATCACATAGTCTAGCGGCATGGGGAGAGACTTTAGGTTACGAGAAAGGTGACTTCAAAGACTACGATTCAGGTTTTAGCCAAGAGATGCTGGAATACTGTCAGCGAGATGTTGAGGTTCTTGAAAAACTTTATGAACGTTTGCAGATGCGCTTAGACAAGTTCCCGGCTAACTGTATTGCTATGGAGCATAAGGTTGCTAGTATCATCAAGAAGCAAGAGCAAGCTGGGTTCAAGTTGGACATACAAGCAGCCATAATTTTTTGTGCAGAGTTAAAGTACAGAATGGACAAGATGCAGGAAAAGTTCCAGAGTTTATTTCCACCTATCGTGCATGAGAGATACAGCGAGAAAACAGGAAAGAGGTTGAATGACAAGATTGAGGTATTTAACCCAAGCTCAAGGCAGCATATACACAAAAGACTGACAGAATTAGGGGCAAAGTTTACCAAGCAGACTGAGAAAGGAAATCCTATAGTAGACGAAGCGGAACTAAAAAAAATTGATTTGCCCGAAGCAAAAGAGATTTTGCAATATCTATTACTGAACAAACGCTATGCACAGGTAAGAGGCTGGCGTAAGTGGATAAAGCTGGACAGGAAGCATAGAGATGGGCGAGTTCACGGGCGTGTTATTACCTGTGGCACGGTCACTGGACGTATGTCTCATTTAGACCCGAACATGGCGCAGGTTCCTTCAGCCAAATCAGAGTTTGGTAAGGAGTGCCGGGAATGTTGGACAGTGGAGCAAGGTAACGTCTTAGTGGGTGCAGACGCTAGTGGCTTAGAACTGCGTATGCTGGCTCACTACATGAATGACGATAACTATACCCGTGAGCTACTGGATGGCGATATTCACACGGCAAACCAGAAAGCGGCTAACCTATCGACCAGAGATGAGGCCAAGACATTTATCTACGCTTTCCTCTACGGTGCTGGGCCAGTCAAAATTGGTCAGATTGTGGGAGGTAGCTACCGAGTGGGTCAGGACATGATAAAACGCTTTCTGAGCAACACTCCGGCGTTAGCCGACCTCCGTGACAAGGTGGCAAAACAAGCGTCTAGCGGTTATCTGAGAGGCTTAGATGGCAGAAGGCTGGTTGTTAGGTCTGAACACGCCGCACTGAACACGCTCTTACAGTCAGCAGGGGCTATTGTTATGAAACAGGCATTGGTTGAGTTAGACAGAAAGCTCGTAGAAGCTGGCATACCGTTTGATTTCGTGGCTAATGTCCATGACGAGTGGCAGATAGAGACACCTGAGTTCTGTGCCGAGCAGGTAGGAGAATTTGCAGTAGAGGCTATCCGTGATATGAGCCTGTACTTCAATATGAATTGTCCGTTGGATGGGCAATATAAAATAGGTAAAACATGGGCCGAAACCCATTGACATACCTAATCTTATGTGTTATTTTTCACAAACCCCTTTAACTTGGAGATAGCTATGGAAATTGTCAAGAATGGAGACTCAAAGACCAAACGAGCCAAACTTGAAAAAGATGTTTTAGGACAGCTCTTTTGGGGTAAGTTCCGTGATGAACAGAGGAACGACAAAGGCCAATACACCTTTGAAGTTCACAATATGAGCGATGCAGCTCTGTCTATGCTGGATGATGCTAATGTTCAGTACAATACGCATGATGAGAAAGGTAAATTCATCACTCTAAAGAGCATGAATCCTTTTGAGTTTGAATTTGCTGATGGACAAGAACTGGAAGACAATCAGTTGCTAGGTAACGGTACTGAGATTCGTATCACTTTAGGCTGGTACGAAAATAGGTACGGTAAATTCCCTACACTATTTGGCCCCATTCGGGTCATTAAAAAAGTTCCTTTCACAAGGGACTCCTCCAGAGATGTTGTCTAAGCAATTATGAGCGAAAGGAGCAAGGACGCTCCACTCAAATGATTCTCATAGATGCTGACATCATTTGTTACAGACTTGGTTACGCCACTGAGAACGACCCCTCCGCTTCAGAAAAGCTAGTTAAGGCAATGGTCAACACCTACGTTGACGATATGCTACAAGCGATAGTAGCGAAGCATCCGCACTACACAGAATTCTATATGTACCTCACAGGTAAGGGTAATTTCAGGAATGAGATTGCTGTTACCGCACCGTATAAAGGCAATCGGACTAAGAAGAAGCCCCGATTCGTGCCGACAATCCGAGAGCATTTAATCCGCAACTTTGAGGCTATTGTTTCAGAAGACCAAGAAGCTGACGATGTGATTGCTATCAAAGCTACACAGAATAGAGATAACTGTCTAATTTGTAGTGTAGACAAGGATTTCCTACAAGTGCCGGGATACCATTACAACTTTGTGACAAATGTTTATCAGACAGTCAGTGATGAAGAAGGTCTGTTTAATTTTTATCAGCAGATATTAACCGGCGATAGAGTAGACAATATCGTTGGATTGACCGGTATCGGCCCAGTTAAGTCTAAGAATCTGTTAGAAGGTTTATCAGAACAGGAGATGTATGCCAAGTGTGTAGAACTCTACGAATCAGAGGAGCGTGTTATTGAAAATGCAAGGCTCTTATGGCTCAGGCGTGAAGAGGGACAAATCTGGAATCCACCGAATGAAGATACCCAGCAAGAAAAAGAAGCGGACAAATAAACCGCCCAAAGGTTATGACAGTTGGTTTGAATATGATTTACACCATAAACAGTTAAAAGGCTGTAAGTGTCATTCTGATTCAGTTAAATATGTACAGTATAAAGTATACTACCCTGATTTCATTTACCACGAAGGTAAGAACACCATTTACATTGAGGCTAAGGGTAGGTTCAGGGATAGGCAAGAAGCTAGGAAGTATGTTGATATTGCCGCAGGTCTAGGCAAACACGATGAACTTGTTTTTATATTTTACAACCCAAAAACACCAATGCCGGGAGCGAGGAAGCGCGGAGATGGGACAAAATTTACACACGGAGATTGGGCAGACAAAAACGGATTCAGATACTTCACTGAGCATACCATTCCTTTTAGTTGGGGCATCCGTTAGTGTCTTTCTGTCTCTCAGTCTTTTTTTAACTCTTTACTGGTTACTGTTTTAATGCATTACGATTTTAAACAAGATTTAGAAAAAGCAACAAAGACAGAAGAGGAGGTTGCTAAGTGGCTTACTGATAAAGGCCACGAAATTATAGAACTAAATAACGATTATCGTTACGACATAAAAACAAAACTCAAGTCTGGGGATATTGTCTTGCTTGAGGTAAAAGAAGACTTCATGTGTAAGAAGACTGGTAATGTTGCAGTAGAGTTCCAGTGTAGAGGGAAGCCGTCAGGAATAGCAAGAAGTCAAGCAGACTATTATGTTTATAAAGTACACACTGCGGAAGGCGAAGAACTTTTCTCTATCTCAAAACAAAAGCTACTAAACCTGATTGATACAGAGCAATACCACACAATCAAAGTAGGAGGGGACAGTGGCTCAGAAACTAAAATGTACTTATTCAGTATTGATACAGTAAAAGAAAACTTCAAAGCTATGAAGTGAGCTAGGTCACTAATATGAAACATTTAATTATACCTGATACACAAGTTAAGCCGGACTATCCTACGGAACATCTAGAGTGGGCTGGTCAATATGCTGCTGAAAAGAAGCCTGATGTTATTGTGCATCTTGGTGACCACTGGGATATGCCTTCCCTGTCCACCTACGATGTAGGCAAAAAGAGTTTTGAGGGGCGCAGGTATACTCACGACATACAGGCAGGAATAGACGCTATGGAGCTTTTTCTGCGTCCTATACGCAAAGAACAGAAGCGCTTGAAGGAAAATAAACATAAACAGTGGAAACCCCGACTAGTGTTCTGTTTGGGTAACCATGAGTACAGAATAGAGAAAGCAGTTGACTCTGACTCTAAACTAGAGGGACTGATTAGTTATGGGGATTTGCAACTTAAAGAAATGGGCTGGAAAGTGCATAACTTTCTTGAGCCTGTTATTATTGATGGTATTGTATATTGCCATTACTTTACTAGCGGTGTTATGGGCCGTCCTGTCACAAATGCTAGACTACTGCTTCAGAAGAAGATGATGTCCTGTGTTCAAGGTCATGTGCAAGACAGAGACATAGCCTTTGGCAGGAGAGCTGACGGCAAAGCAGTCACAGGCATCTTTGCAGGTATCTTCTACCAACATGATGAAGACTATCTGACACCTCAGACTAATGGCTCATGGTCAGGTATTTGGATGCTGAATGAGGTAGATGACGGTAGTTTTGATGAGATGCCAATATCACTTAATTTTCTTAAAATGAAGTATGCTTCTAGTGCCTATTTGAGAGGGGAACGATGAAAGTTAAAGCAACAAACACAGCCATAGGCTCGCTGACTGACGGCAAAGAGTATGAGGTAGTAAAGAAGGGAGACAGTGCTGCCGTTATAGTCAATGACTTAGGCAGGGAGATACACATCAAGCTAGAGGGTCAGTGTCCTACTCTGAGGCCAGATAGCCACTGGACATTGATACGGGACAGCATAGACGATGCTACACCAGAGGAGTGGGCTGCATTGCTATATAAAGAAGTCGTGCCTGAGCTAGACAAAGAAGTCAACAGCCCACAGCATTATAATACCGGGGCCGTTGAATGTATTGAAGCTATAAGCTCAACACTAAGCGGTGAGGAATTTCAGGGTTACTGTAGGGGAAATGCGCTTAAATATCTTTGGCGGTGTATGTATAAAGGTAAGACTAAACAAGACTTAGAAAAGTGCCGCTGGTATCTTGACAGATTAATAGGAACATTGTAGTATTAACACAAGAAAGCAATAGACTTTCGTATAGTCCTCCTCGCCTGTCTAGTTAGCTAATGGTCTCTTAGCTTTCTAGGCAGGTTTTTATCCCTGTCCTCTATAGGCTTTGTAGTTAGCCTTCTTCCGTTTGTTCATAGAACCAAACTTCACAGAGCGATGGCCTATTGAGGTACGCTTCCTGCCCTTACCTTCCTGCATAAGCTCATAGAGATTCTTCTCGTTCTTCTTAGCCATTACTTGTTTCTCTCATTGTACGTCTCTGCTCCACCACCAAACCAGTTGTAGGCTATGTTACCTACAATCGGTACTGGCTTAGCATACTTTAAGAAGTCATCTTCCAAGTCTCTTCCAATGATGTCACCACCTAATTTAAATGCCTCGTCCAGTAGAGGAGTAGCAGGAGTTAGAAGGTTCTTAGCATATCCTGTTAAGTCCCCTCTTGAAAGATACCGTTCACTGACGTACTGGTTAGCACCATACACACCCAACAGTCCCCACAAAGCTCTGTCTGGTATCTGCTCAGGCTTAACTTCTCTGCCTAAAAGCAAGTCTTTTGCCATACCTGTACCAGCGTTAGCAAGTGACAAGTAAGCAGCCAATACAGCAGCTTGTTTAATAGCTTGCTCTTTGTTTCCTTTCCTATACTCGCCTATTATCCTGTTACGCACCACATCGTATTGCTTGAGAGTAAATGTCTTAAGCATATACAAGATACGTCCGTTGGGATTCTCAATGAAAGCTCTAGGAACTTCTGACAAGAACACAGGCTGCATATCTGCCAGCTCATTAAGGGCATAGTATTTAACATTCTCTGTGATTTCTTTTCTTTGTAAATCACCTATGAAATTATCATACTCTTTTCCAAAAACACTGCCGTATTTCTCTTGTAGTTTAGCTCTACCTGCTGCCGTCTGTGCTTGCTGCTGTGCTTTTCTAAGAGCAGCGTTCATGGTTGT